TGCCTTTACCGCCTGGTAATAAGGACTTGTGGTAGGATCATAGCCACCACTTAAAGTTTTGCTAATCTCTTCTCTACCTGCCGTAAAAATATCAGGCAATTCGGCCGCTCCATACTCCCCTACTTTTTCAAGAGATAGTTCTTCCTCTTCGCTCATAGGAGCCACAAACTCACCTGAATATTGCTCTGCCGGTTGACCTATGATTCCAGATAGCCAACCGACCAACTTGTTTCTTACCGGCCCGTAAGGATCCATAGCAACGTCATATTCAGGAGTAGTTCTTTTTGACTGAAAAAAATTACTCATCTTTCACCTTCCTTCTGATTACGTTAGTAACAAATTCAAAATTATACCGTTTATTAAATGACTTGGGGTTTCTCGACGTCATAGCATAAATATATTCTATTCTTTTCTCTGCCGCCCACATTCTCAACCGTGTAATCAATTCAAAACCTATATACCTATTTTCTTTACTTGCGGTAATAGAGGACGATTGGATAAACACAACATCTTTCCCGTCAAAACTCTCAATTGTCGCAAGTAAATATCCATTAAGAGATCCGTTACTTTTACTTACTAAAATCTTACCATCCTTAGAAGACATACTCTCAAGGAGTAGCTTTTCCAATTTCTCGTTTACTGTATTCGGTAGAAGCCTTTTTGCCAATTCGACTATTTTAGGTATCAAAATAGGGTTATCTATCTCTATAATCATTGTTCTAAGTCCAACTCATTGTTTTCCAGGCATAACCAGAATTACCGGTATCAATACAAAAATATAAAATGTCCGCACTTCCGCCTGTTCCTTCCAACATAAAAAACTTACCCCTGTGAAACTCATCTGCGCCAGGCAGGATTTCACCCCGTAAATTCATATTGACTATATCGTCATAAATATTCTTAAATGTTTCCATCAGGACTTTAGTAAGATCCTTGCCGAATTTCTTGACTGCCTCGTCCTGAATTTCGTCAATCTTTGGCATTGTAACCGATTTCTTCGATTTAATTACTGCCATACAAATAATCTCCTAAAGTAATTCAATATTCTCTGCCAAAAAGTCTTTCTTGTCGGATCGGGTAAAACCTGTTCAATTCTTGGCCCAAAGGGATATTCTCCCCTTCTTTTCTTATTCCACATACTATTAGGGTTTGCTCTCTCGGCCCAACCCATTATATATTCTTCCTTTTTGGGTGTAAGAAATTCAAAAATCCCAATAATGAAAAATGATTAGTCGCTGTCAGTTCCGGTTGAAAATTCTCTGCCTGTTTATTCCACCTAATATTCTCCTTGATAATATCCCTATTTGTATTTGCTAAAGATATTGAATGTGTATCTACTTCGTAATTATTACTGTCGTCTTTTTTCATCTTGGCCGTAACAGCTCCGGCGGTTTCCGCCTCAAACCAATACTGCTGTTTCCATAATCTCTTCTGCTGATGAGGAAGCCTAAAATCCAACCGTTTGAATCTTAAAGTCCTCGTATAATCGCTTCCGTCATCCTGAGTAGTAAAATCCACCTTCCTAATATATCCGTCATAGCCACCGTAGAGGATAATCGGGGCATTGCTTAGAAACATCCTGTCATCCCAATAACCGACTTGCTCATCAACGTAATACTCACCCCAAACCGAATCATCCACATACATATCGGCTTCATTAAGATATTCACCTATACAACAAAGGGCTTGCGATTGAGAATATTCCCAAATCTGTAATACATCATATTCATAATCATAGACAATTACTGCATTGTTATAATCAACATCACCATAAGGCACCATCCAACGTATCTGATTTTTCCATTCAACTTCCCAACCATAGATATAGCCTTCCATATTAGGATCGAACTCCTTTAAATATGGAAGTATATCCACTCCAATATCCTCTTCCCTTAGAAGATTCCACCTGTGGAATTTATTATCTATTCCATAGTAATAGATAAAATCTCCTGACACTATTATCGAATTAGCAGAATAGCAACCAACCGGAGTAGTAGAGATCTCAAAATCAAATACATAATATCCGCCTACCCATCTGCCAATATAGGCGTCCCTCTCGCGCATTACCACAATATAGTCGCCGAATATAGCAAGTCCAGTTATCCATAATTGGCCTTCTACAAAATCCTGAAAATACCTATCTGTCCAACTCTCGCAGTTCGCTACATCAGACCACCTCAGGCGTATAGGTTGATTCTGTCCGCCTTCAACTGTCCAAGCAAAAATAACCCTATCTTTATAGGTATCAACATATTTTGCCGTCGTGAATCCGGTAGGCAGATTAGCTAAGTCTTGAACCTGACCTGAACCCGTATATCTTACTGGTGTATCTTTACCATTAGTAGCTATCCACGTTTCACCTAAATTCTCGTCAATAAAGGTAACTACACTCCAAAAGTTAGTACTATCTCCGGTAAATATTATCCTTGCCACATAAGGAGAATCAGTTACCTCAACCGCATTTGTAGTTAAAGTAAGCTGTATGTCCGAATCAACAGACTGTATCTCATACCAAGTAGATCCGGAATGAACATTGCCAGTATCTATCTTAATATAATCACCTGCGCTTAATTCACTCGACCAAGATGTTCCTGTACCCGTAACAATATCAAGCGAGCCTGCGGCTATGGTTATCGTGCCTGTCTGGTAAAGTTTATTTTTATAGTCGCCTCTTGTATTATCAAAATCCCACGCCATAATATCTTTAGTTGTACAGACCATCAGTTGCCAAGTGTTATCAAATTTCCAGAATTGATCTATAAGCAGAACAGGATCGGTCAAGGTAGTGGCATTAAATTTCTCTAAACCCAATCTTCCCTGTATCAATTCGTTAGTAAACTCCATATTCCTTGAATGAGGAGAAAACTGCTTTTGTAGGAATTGCTCAGGAACGTCTAAGACCTGCCCCTTATTCGGTAAAAATACTGGTTCAACTATCAACTTGCCCATATTCTCCTTTATGAAAATGCCACGTAAGTATAAGTTCTTCCGCTTATATTAACATTTTGTACGTTACCAACAGTAAATCCGTCTGCGTCAAGACTTGAAATTATGCCTGTTTGATAATCGCCTGAGTTACTATGTGCATAAAGCCCATCTTGATCTGTTTTCCAGAATCTATGATATGAACCTGAATGATATTGTGCATAGACTATTAGAAACTTTGGTTGAAAACCTATTCCGGTTATTGCCTGAGAGGCTCCACCATCGCCGTTATAGGTTCCTGTTTTTACTCTTGGTATGTTTGACTGTGCCGCCCACTCGCTATTCGTGTACATCAGAACATCACCGGCAGAAGGACTTGAGGGTTTTGCTACCTTCTGATCAGCATATCCTTTAGTTATATATTCAGTATCCGCAGAATGAGAAGTATCCGGGCCTAAAGGATGAGCGGCTAAAGTAGTACCTAATTCTAAGTAATTATTGGTTGTAAGCCTAAAGAGGTTTACATCTGCGGAATTACCAGAGTTCCTTGCTAAGAGCCAGGTGTTATTAAGAAGCCTCGCGTTATCCAAGCATAGCTTACCGGACTTGGTTATTTGAATAACATTGCCGGCTTGATCTATACCAAACATCTCTGCCTGTGTAGTCGGCCCTGTTAGATAATCCTTAGTCTTGGCATAGAGAATAAAGTTTAGGGCGTTGCCTGTTCCTGCGGGCGTGGTAGGATCTCCTGTCCCGTAGGTAAGAAAATCGCCTAGTTTAATACCGACGTAGGTTTCTCCTGCGGTAAAACCCGCAAGAATATCCTCTAACCTATCTTCTAAATCTGTTCTTAAATCCCTGACGTGGCCGGGTTGAGCCTTAAACTTGGTATGATCTGCCGGGATAGTCGTATCCCAATCTCTCGTTAATGCTTTCTCTGCCATAATTCACTCCTTGTTTTATGTTTCTTCTACATAATCAGACATATCATCTGAAGTATAATCTGCCTCTAATTTATCTGACTCTACTTTGAATAATGCCATCTTCCTATCGGCTCTGTCCGTTTCTTCGCCCTCAGATTCTAAATAGTATGCTTTAACCCCATCTTTCAGAATTTCTGCCACATCTGAACCATAAGACCAAGTATCAGTTAATTGAACATTATCAATCTCTTTAAAATGCTCTACATATATTGTATAGGCCTGATCCGCAGACCTTAGAAATTCTAATTTATCAGACGTCCTTCTCCATCCTGTCGGAGCTCCAACAGCAGAGGAATTAAATTGAGCATTAAAATCATCATCAGATAGCCAGTCAATTGTTTTACGGTTACCGTTGCTTAGGTAATAAACTCCGTTCTTTTTAATTCTCGTAACTCCGGAAGGAATATCTGCGTCATAACTACCGCTTGTCAAAGTCGTAGTTGACGATCCAAATATTAGTTTCGACCTTGTAAATCTCGGAAATCTCCTTAACGCTGACTTAATCCAAGTAAAAACATTAGCTTGAAGGGTAGTATCGTTACTATCACCACCCAAATCGGTGATTATTTCATCCCTGATCTCAGAAATTAACATCTCTTACCTCTTTTTCTTTTTAGTTTTTTTAGCCACCTTCTTTTTCTTAAATTTGATTCCGGCCATCTTCTGCGCTTCTCGTAGTATCTCTCCTTTTGTAGCAACCCTTATAAGTCGCTTTCCGGACTTACCCATAAACCTTCCTTCTAAGGCTCCTTCAGGTTCGTCTGGATATAATTCCTTTACGCTGATTACTTCGCCGGGTTGAACCTCGCAGGCCTTACCGTTATATGATACTTTTATGACAGACTTACCAGTATTCTTAAGCATTATCTCCCCCAATCTATTTTGTCGTAATTCTTACAAAACCTTTCGCTCACACAAGGAGCAACTATCACTCTACCTCTTGCTTTATTACGCAAAACACCCGCAGTATCATAAGCTACATCTTCCATATATCTATCAGATTCTTTCTTCCGTTCTTTAATAGAATCCTGCGCCTGTTTCAATAGCCTTTCGCCGACTTTAGGATCACCGGGTAAATGACCTTTCCTCTTGGCCTCGTAGAGTTTCTTCTTAACTGCTCTTTTATCTATCTTGTACTTACCCATAATTTAGCGAGGGGCGAGGTAAACCCGCCCCTCTAAAAAGACTACGCCTGTTTATTATCTAGACGCCCATTGGCCTTAAACTTCTTACATACTAAATTAGCATAGTATTTCAAAGTTCCTTCCCAATTGGTACGCACGGAAGCATTACGTTTCAAAATGCCGCCGTGAGCGTCTGCCTCTAACCACTTGAAAGGCTCACACATTTCAGCAATCGTAAATGTGTCGAAATCCACAAACAATACCATAAAATCTGCTTGCGACATTTCGGGACAATCGTAGTCAAGCATTACTCCACAATCGCCACCCATAAACTCTAAGCCTTTCCAACCACCTGATAAGATCTCCTTGAGGTTTGCGGTGTTCTTCATAGAAGTTAATAACTGGCCATATTTAGAGAATCCCTTTGGCCCCATAAAGCAAACATCAGGTTTACCATACTCTAAACACTTTAGGTATAGATCTATCATTTGTGCTTCAGTCAGAGTTGCGGCAGTATCTTCTGTTTGAGCGTTTGCCCAATCACTACTCGAACGGGTTATGTTCTGAATGATACTAACATAATCTCCGTCGTCTATTAACCCGGATAAACCCATCATCTCGTCTGCGTTTTCTTTTCTTACCTTTGCGTTGTCAGACCAAGTTGATTCAGTTTCTAAGGTTACACCGGTAGTATCTGCTGTGGAAGAAACCTGTACTGCGGTTCCTGTATCTAAGGTGATATAACCATCTGGTACTATGTAACGGTTGCCCGGATTATCAACTAACAAAGCCGTGCTTGTTGCACCCGTTCCATTTGCTAAACAAAGAACGCCATCGCCATAACTGAAGAACTGGCGGTTAATATCTTTGCGAATGTCGTCCTTCAATGCCTTTATCTCTTCTGAGAGAATAGAGGCAATTGCTTTCTTATCGCCATTTGCGGCCGCCTCAATTGCTTGATCGGTCAATTCCAGAGTTCCGAAAGCATACTTTACTGAGGTGTAGGGATTCGCATAGGTTGATTTTCCGCTTCTTGGCTCCGTGCCTTCAGCAACGGTGTAGATACCAGAATGTCTGCCGGTTCTTGCGGCGATATAGATTTGATTATTGGAGATGGTTACTCCGGCGTTCCTTTTGATTTTGTCAAAAAGTACGCTCTCCTTTGGAAGTTGCGATTGAATAGCCGGTACAATAATCTTTTTTAGTACCGCACTAATATTGGTAATTGTCAAAGCCATCTAAATTCACTCTCCTTTGTCTATTTTATTAAGTTCCTCTTCAAGAATATCCTGAAGATTGTCCATATCAGGTTTCTTACTCAAGGGTGAACCTGTTGCGCCCGGCCCTGCCGATGCCGGTTTTTCTTTCGACTTAAGATATTTCTTAAGTTTCTCTTCCCCTAAGTCCTTTAAGGCCTTGTAATAAGTTTCGCCGGTTTTTTTAATGGTATCTACAAAATCCTGCTCGTCCTTGTAATTCTTCGGGTGATCTTTCAGATAAGAAAGAACCAATCCCTGCCAAATGTTCTTTTCTTTGTCGCTGATAAACTCATACGACTTAGTTATCTCGCCCATTGTTCCTGTAAGGACTTTATGGGCTTTCTCCACCAATACGTTTTCTTCTTTAGCGGAGTTTTCCTCTCTTGTACGGATATTACCTCGCTCTATTGAATCAACCTTTTTGTCTAAGGCATTAATCGACTTGAGAGTTTTCTTAAGCATTTTAGCCATAGGATCGTCAGGATCTAAACCTTCTATCTCCTCTTCGATCTCTTCCTTAGCTTTTTCAATCTTGCCCGATATTACTTCAAGAACCTTTACTACCATTTCAGGATTCTCAACACCTTTCTCGGTGAGGCCTATCACCGCCTCTGCTATCTTAGGATTCTTTTTTAGGAATCCGGCATACTCAACCAATTCCTTGAGTTCCTCGCGTTGCTGAGTAAGTTCCTGAGTTTTTTTTGTGTAGTCTTCTTGTCGCAGGTAACCCTTTTCCCAATCTAAGACCTGAGATTTTTTAACCTTGCGGTCATCTCCCAAATCAAATTCAGACTCTTCGGGCGTTTCCTTCTCCGCTCCTTTAGTTTCTTCTTCGGTTGGCGGAGTTTCCTTAGTTTCTTTCTCTAAGGTTTCTTCAACCTGCTTCTCTACCTTATCCATCATTTGCTCCTTTCAGTTAATCCGACTGCTTCCCGCTTGGTCGGAAAAATGTTTTTAACCCCTTTTAATATCCAACTGTATATTAAGGCCTTCCTCAATTTTCTCCTGAAGAGGATCGGCTCTACTGTTGCTCTTATCAAAAGACAATTTTTCAATCTCAATAGCAAGTCCACTTTCATCCTTTGGCGAAGCAACACCTTCAATAGTTAGCTTTATAGGTTCCCCTTCTGTTATACCTTCCGGCACCAATTCAGGCGGAACAATAAAAATATCTCCTTTGCCTTTGTATTCCCCGTCTTGCGGGCCTTTTTCAATTCGTCTAATCTCTGCCATTTTTTATCTCCTTACACAACAGGCCAATAATTGACCTTTACGTTCTATACATTCCTGAATATCAAAATAATCCTCTACTAATTCTTTAAATTGCAAATACGAGTATCCCCTAAATTTGCAAGCCTTCCCCCAATACCTTCTAATAAAAATATCCGTCGGTGTAGTAATAAGTAGCTTCCTGCCTTGCTTAAGCAATTTTGCAAATTTCTTAATCGCTTTTTGATCTCCGCTTATGTATTCCTCAGAGCCGTATTCACTAGTACCCAAATGTGCAATTACTGATACAACGGTTATATAATCCATTGTGCCATCTAGAAGTGGAATATCGTTTATGCCGCAATTAAAGAAACTCATATTAGGTAATAATCTCTCTTCATAAGGCCTAATATCCGCACCGGTAACATCATACCCACGCTTTGCTATGATAAAGAGCAGTAAACTTCCGGTAGATCCTACATCTAAAACATTCACCCTTTGGCCATCTTTAAGAGGCGGTAAATAATTAAGTACAAAATCCCACTCGGCATTACGGGTATGTACCGGAGAAAGTAATCTATAACCCCAATAGAGAATCTTGAATCTCCATACCTCAGGCAACTTAATTGCTTTGATAAACCTCATTACAAATCTTGCAATCAGGTCTTTCATCTTTTGGCTCTATCAACCGCCTTTGAAACTACCCTATAAGGTAATCCCTTCTGTTTTGTTGTAGAGTAATCGCGCAATTGCGCCTTAGGCATATTCAATAAACCTCTATTGCGCTTGTATAGTTTGCTCGGATTATGTTCTGCAATTGCCATAGCAATTTGCTGTGCCTTGCTCTCTGCCGGCATTATCTACCTCCTTGTGTTTGTCCTTGTTCCATCTGCCTTGCGGCGTCCATTTCCACTCTTAAAAACTCCTGATGTCCTTCCTGATGTGCTAAAAAGGCATTTCTTAACTCTTCTGGTAAAAGCCTGAATTGCTTTGACTTCATAAAATCCTGTAATACTTTTAGATGGGTAGTATGATCTTCAAATTGCTGTGGTTGTGGCCAACTTCCACCTTTAAGCATTTCTTGATTCTCGGATTTTGCTGAGGCCTCATCTGCTGAATGATAAATACCCTCTAAATCCCCAAACTCCATTAACTCCATAGCCTTTTGTTTGGTGATAAATTGCTTTCCTGCCAACTCCATAATGAACTTTTGCCTTTCAGTCTTTGAAGAAGGCATACCAGAACCCAAACTAATCTTGATTCGGCGGTTACCCTGAACATTCTCACCCAAGAAAGTCTTGACTTCCGGCCCTAAATTCTCTCCGGTAATACCCAATATTCTCGGCTCTACATATCTCTTCTCAACAATATCCAAAACCATTTCACTAAAAAAAGCTAACTGTTGCTCAGTCCTAATCAAAATCGGCGCTAATTGAGAATTATCTAAATCGGATAAATTTTCAATAGCTACACCTGATTTTGCCTGATCAGGAATCCGACCTAATGAGGTATCGTGGACTCCGGCCGCATCTTCCATATCCCTTCGTATCCTGTTTATCTCCTGCGTTAAAAACGTCGGCGGAGAAGGCGGAGTTTCAAACTTAGGTTCACCAAACGAAGGATCGTATTTAATGATTTGGCCTACCTGATCATCATATTTAGTTTGCAATTTGCAATTGATAGGCGCTTTTATCTTACCGGCAAACCACTTTTTATACTCTGCCAATCTTGAAATCGTAAAATTATACTCTTCCTGCAAAGAAATTAACTGCTCAACCATACCCTGAGGATAAGGAGCAAGCATAAAATCCAAATAATTAAATTTAAAGAATGGAATCCTGCCTTTGTATTCTTCCGGCAGAACCTCATCTAAAATCAACTTACTTTTGGTACTTACTACCCATCTGCCATCAGGATATTTCTTGTTCGGCAGGCTATAATAGTTATAAACTTCAGAGGCATTTTCGTACCTCTCTTCAGACTGGCCTTCCAACAGGCTAAGCAATTGCCGTTCAACATCTGTCAGACCAATATCCTCTGCCTCCACCTCAACACCATAATTGGCTTCAATATCCTCAATAGATAATACCTTCTTTTGGATTAAGGATTTTTTTAATGGATCGGGAAATATATTGAATGGATGATCTACCTCTACCTCAACCTCTCCAATTTCTGCCTCTACAACCTCGTCGCTCAAAAATGTTTTAGTAGTTGTATTCTTATTGAAGTAAGGTTTTAGATAGCCACAACCGACAGTCAACATATAA